ACCTGAATTTACAGTATTGGTAGGCGGACTAATTGCACTACCATCATCATATCTAAATCTTGTTGAATCCCAGTACCATCCTATACCATCACCACTTGATTGACCACCATAGAAACTTGCATATCCACTATTTCCAAATCTAGCAGTAGGCACAATACTTGTCATAATAGCATCGCCATCAATCGTACCTGGATGTTTTGCTTCAAAATACCATTTACCGCTAGATAAAGATACAGATGCCATATTGGTTCGCCAACCTGTACCTGAACCTGTAGTAAGTTTTGTACCGCCTTCAGTATGTGTAATGGTGTCTGTGCTTGAAAAAGGTTGAATTAAAAGTGGAGTACAAAAATTATTAGTCGGTGTGTCAGTTGCTTGATCTGCGGCTGTGATGTTGCTTAAATTATTTGCATCATGTCCTTCACCACTTGTATCTGTACCCAATGCAGAAGAATCTTTAAACTCATATTTAAAACCTTGAGTTCCATAACCACTGCCTGTGTATTCTTTGGGAATCCAAATACCACTATCAGAATCATATTCACCAAAATCAGATGCTTGTGCCGCTGTTCCATTTAGATAATAAACATCAGCCATATACCCACTAAAACCCTCACTGCCACCAAAAAACTCACCTAAGCGTAAATAATTATCGCTTCCTGAACCAGCTTGACCAAAGTCAAAATCTTCGTTTTGCGACATATTTGTATAAGTAGAATTATTAAAATTTGTTATTCTATCTCCATTTATATACCATTTTACTCTGTCTGATGCTGTGCTTTGTGTTGAATCAACTTGAACCACGATATGATACCAAGCCGCAGTATCTCGCATAAGCATTTCAGGGTCAGCATATACTTCACTACTTCCGTTATACAAAATTAATCTTGGTCTATCATTAGACATAATTTGTATGTTGCTATAACCACAACTAAAAATAGTATGATAATCTTGGCTTAGTTCAGTTCTTTTAATCCAAGCACTAAAAGTCCAAGTTTTTCTATTCCCTGATGCCGCGTTTGATGTAAATATTTGTTCGCTATTAGCTCTTTCAAACTTCAAAGAGTTATCAATATCGTACCCAGTAGATATGCTTCCTCTATTTGCTGTACGCTGTAGCGTTTCCATATTATGTTTGTGCTAGGTTTTGGACTCTGCCTATTTCTTGCCATACTGAGCCGTTGTATCTAAATGCTAATATGTCAGTTTTGTTAGCTGTAGCTGTTATTGTCGGTGCTGTACTCGCTGCAAATTCAAATATGGTGTTCCAAGCGATTGTTCTTGCTGTTGCACCTTGAGCTATTTCTACAGAAATAATTGCACCTTCTACAGCGTTAGTTGGTGCTGCAAAAGTCGTGTTTTCTGTAGTCACATGATATGCGTTAGCTGCTGCTGCCGCATCCCAAGCTATTGAGTTAGAGCTTGAGGTTATTGCAACTTGTGTAATGTTTGCTGAAGTTGAGGCGGTAATAACTTTTGGAAAAGTAGCCTTTTGGTTTTCATCAATAGAAACTGCTGGTGTTGTACCAACTGTTGATCCTGAACCAATAACTAGGTCGTCTGCGCTATCATCAAGACCAATATAAAAGTCTTGGGCGTTACCATCAAAGACAAGTTTAGTATCTTCTGCATCGCCATCGCCTATTGTTAAACTTGGGTTAGTACCCTTGAGAATAACTGCACCACCGAAGTCAACTTGGCCCATATCAACCGCAGTTCCAGATAAACTGAAAATGCCATCAACAGTATCCAAGTCGGTATTTATTTTTGTACCCCAAGTGTTAGTTGATGCACCAACCTCTGGTTTAGTTAAGTTTAAATTTGTTGTAAATGTATCTGCCATAAATCTTTCCTTTAAGCTGCTTCTTGTTTGCCTAATTCAGTCCAAGTTGTGTCTGCAACAACTTGTTCAGTCCATTTTAAACCACCACTCGCTGAAAAACTACTAATTCCTGAAATGTCTTCAAAGCCACGATCAATCTGAGTACCCACCGCAGTCATGCTTGAGGTTTGCGCTATGGTAGCTGAAACAGTAAGTGTATATCGACCAGTTGCGGTCATGTTTGAAACAACTGGCCCTATGGATGCGCCTCTATCTATTTGTCGACCAATAGCTGTCATGCTAGAGGTTTGAGCAGAAGTACCTACTCCTAAATGGATTCTATGACCAGTTGAGGTCATTCCGCTTGTTTGTGCGGATGTTGCTACACCACGATCAATCTGCACGCCTACAGCAGTCATACTGCTTGTTTGTGCAATGGTTGCAATACCTCTGTCTATCTGCTTCGCTGAAGCAGTCATAGAAGAGGTTTGTGCGGATGTGGCTTGTGCTAGGTGATACTGAAGATCCCCATAGTTGGATTTACCATAATTGTATAACCCGTAGCCTACTTGGGCCATGTTATTAAGCTAATGTAATGTCTAAGTCGCCAGCATCAAATCTGAATACATCTCCACTTGATACAACCTTTGAGGCAGTCAAACTTGCATAAGCAAGCAAGTTACCAGAGCTTGAGGCATCCATAATGCCTACAGCTACAACTGTTCCATAGTCTGCGGTTGCAGTTGGATATTCTACAGCAGCAGCGTTAGTTGCTGTGGTTGGGGATGTACCTGATACATTGAATGTAGCAGTTTGTCTTGCATAAGCTCCACCTGAAACTTCAGTACCGCCACCAGTATCAGTTGGTGCTACAGTAAATAAAGCCACATATAATGTTGTTGGTGCAGTATAAGCAGTTCCGCCAAATACATGATCTAATACTTTATCTTCTAAATAATCGCTAAATCCAGCCATTTATTTCTCCTAGTTATTATTCCAATAGTGTATGTTCTTACGAACTTTTCCGTAGGTTCTTCTTCTTTGCATCAAAGAACCCTTACCAAACTCAGCTTTCTCTTGCTCTAGTCGCATTTCTTCTAGGGCTTTTTCAAACTGAGCAGTAAACAATGGTACTCGTTCATCTTCCATTAGAAATATTGATGCGTGTTTTAATGCTCCGTACAAGTAAAGATCTGGGTTTCCCGTTGATACAAAATTACTTGTATTAGAGTCAGAAAGTGCATCAATCTTTCCCTAGTAGGTTAATTGTAATGTATAACTTGCATCAGGGATAGGTGCAAGTTCTAAAGTGTTGTCAACGATTGCATAGTAAATAGGTTGACCGTTTTTGTTATTAATTGATTTTCTATACACATCAAGCGATTCAATAGACATTTGCATAAGCGGTCTAAAATCATTGGATGTAATTTCAATGTTGATAGCCTCTAACCAATCGGTAGGTAAAGATAGATATTGATTTTCAGCAGTAGCAGTTGCACGCTTAATCATGTCTGCAACTCTTAATCTACGATTAAGTTCAGCCTCAGTATTATCAATAAATATATCTATTTCAGATGTTAAATCTGATCTGTTTAGATAATTAGCTATGTTAGTTTTAAGCTCTGCGTATGTCATAGTTTACCTTGCCATGTTCTAAAGACTTTATTATCAGAATGATTTAACCACTTTCTCCATTGTTTCATGTCATTCGCCCAGCCTTCTCTACAGGCTCTTTGATACACCACTAAGGGTACTTCTGCGACATGGCGTAAATCTTTGCCTGGCTTGTTCTCTGATAATGCTTTGCAATGCTCTATAACGGGAGCAATATCTTGGGTGGTGTGATAAACAACCTTATTATCTTCCGTAGCAAATTCATTGGTAAAACCAGTCTTGTGATCAATAATTGTTCGTCTTGCCATATTGTTAATAATTTTATCATTGACTAAGGCTTTTAGGGAAATAACTTTATAGATAAATAAAATGACATCGTGTCATTTATATTAGTTAGATAAAAAAATGGGAGCTAATGCAAATGCACTAACTCCCATCCGTCCCAGATAATTAGGATGTGCTTAAATCTGCAACAACACCATGAGCAGCTTCGTTGGACACTTCTAGTCCATACTCAACTACGATCATTTTTGTTTCTGCATCACCAATAGTAGCTATATCTACTGTTTGGAAATTTCTTAAATAAGCAACTTTAGCAAATTCTGGATCTACTAAAAGAAGCGATCTTTCTCTTGATCTGTTTGATGGAACGATTTTGAGTTCACCAAAGTCAGATGAATAGATAGATACTGAAGCCTCTACAGTATTTTGATCCACAAATTGTCTAGCTTGTGATCTGCCTGTGAAACCACTAATAACTTGTTTGTTATGTGGGCCACAAATAGCCAATGATGGTTCACCACCATTTGAGAAAGCTAACTCAAGTGTATCTTTGAGTAGAGTTTCAGTTAAAGCTCTTTGAGTTCCGTCAGTTGGAGCAGCACCACCGCCTGTAGAAGCACCTGAAGTACCTCTTGAGTCGTTTGATGTGATCCAAGATTCAAAACCACCAGTTACACGAGCAGTTGTCGCATTACCAGTTGTTTTAGCTCCTTTTTGACAGAGAGCCTCTTCCATATCTCTTTTAAGGGCTTTAGACATAATAGCAAGTTGATGTGCCATTTCTGACCTTTTACCTGCTGGATCTGAACCCTCTTGAGATCCTGTTACAGTTGCATCTCTTTTTGAGATCATACATACGTTGCTTGCTCTTACAGTAGCAGTTGAAGCTGCTCTTGAAAGTTCGAAGCCTTCTAATTCTCCACTTGCACTTGGTGTAGGTAGAGATTCTGTTTGCCAATCAAACACCACATTGCTCACATTTCGTGTACCGATTGAGGACATGAACGGAGTTTGCATAGGAGAGATGTTGTAAATGATATTACTTAAATCTTCTCTATCAGCAGTTGCGGTGTAAGTATCAAAAGCGTTAGTTACTTTTGCCATAATATTACTCCTTGTAAATTACTTTAATAATTGTTCAAAAACTTTAGCTGCATCTGAGGGTTTCCCAGTTTTAGCTAACCTTTGTTTTGCTTT